AAAAAGGAAGTTTAGTTTTAAATGTAAAACGAGAAATAAACGTATCTCCTCCAAATATTGTAGTTGGTTGAGAAGGTTTATTTAAATCAACTTGAAATCCTGTATCAATTGTTTTATAAGAATATATTTGTCCCCATTGATTAACAAATATATTTTTCAATGAAGCATAATAAGATACTACACTTATATCTTGCTCTTTTGCTGGTGTAGCGCATAAATTAGAATCTCCTATTGTAAATCTTGATTTATCTTTTAGCCCTATAGGAATCATATTTTCACTAGAACTTGGAAATGGTAAAGATGTTACATCTTCATTTGTTTTTAAAAATACAGAAGTTTCTCTTTCATAATTGTTAATATTAAAATCATCTCCTACATTTTGAACTGCAGGAATTAAATATTTTTTAATATCTAACATTCTTTGTTTAAAACCATTATTAGGTACACTTACATTATAATTATAATCAGCAATAGAATTATAACTGTATGCATAATTTTTTCTAGTAATACCATTAATATATATAGTTAAGTAAGCTTGGTATGCAGCAAACATTGCTCCAGCATTAAAAGGTTCTGTAATATTTCCTAATCTACTAGAAGCATCTAAAGCATCTCGTTGAGCTTCTTTAGTTAATAATCTGTAATTAGCATTATCTTTTACTTGAATAAAATGAGCTTGTCCTTTTCCAAATATTACATTTTCTAGTTTAAGAACATTACCTAAAAATGGTTGACCAAAAGATGTTTCTGGAGAATTAAATATTTGTCTATAAGTTGCATCTTCAGTAGAATTAAATTTTAACGGTTTAGCAATGTTACAATTTAAAGTAGATCTTCTTCCTACATTTGGTAAAATTTGATTTAATTCTTGATTAATAGAGTTAGTTAAATATATAGATGGTTGTAAAGTGATTAAGTTAATTCCAGAATTACACTTACAAAACACATCTATAGCAGAATTTGAACAATCATTTGTTATACCAAACCCTTGATTTACAGTAGCATATACAGTATCACAACCATTCCCATTAACACTTAAAAATCCTATTCCATCTAAAAAATCTTCTTTAATAGTAAATTCTGTATTATTTATTGTAAATGGATCAGCCCAAGATATATTAAAACCTTTACATCCATTACAACCTGTTGCATACCAAACATCATAATTAGCTGGACCTATTTTACATACACCTTTACTAGTTGTAGGTCTTGTTATAGAACAAAACTCTTTTGTTTCATTTAAAGCAAGATTTAATGTTTGTTGTTTATTTGAATTAGGGTCTATGTAAGTTACTACAGCATGTCCTAAAGCTGGATCAATTTGATTACATGTTACTAGCCAAGGAGTACTATCTAATGTCCATGCATTATTGTTTTCATTAATAAATGGATCATCATTAATATCATTATAAGGATAGTTAGGAAAATAAAATGTTTGTTCTTCTCTTTTATATTGATTTACATTACGAAGAATACCTTTTCCTACAATAGATTTATTTGTACCTCTATCTCCTCTAACAATTTTATATCCTACTATACTATTTTTTTGTTCTTGAGTAAGTGTAGAATTTCTTATTAATGTTATGATTTGTTCTGTATCAATTCTAACACCAATAGGATAGACAGCTTTATTACCCATCACAGATGTTTCTAATGTAGAAAATATTGATGTTTCAGTAATAGGACTAACTAATACATCAGGAAATTTATGGTGTCTTATTTTTTGTCCTGCTAATTCTCCCCATACATTTGTGTTACAAGGATATTCTTCTGTTGATTCCCAATAAGCAAATTCTCCATACTGATATGCTGTTGCACTACCAATAGGAGTATTTGTTGACATACCTAATACAGAAGCTGTATTGTAAATTTTCCAATAAGGAGCTTCTTCTTCATCTCCTATAAAATCATCATTGTTAGTTTTATAGACAGGAATTAAATCACTTTGTTTTGCAACTCTTCCAGGAATATGAAAACCATCTGTTTGTTTACCATTATCTAATAAAAAAACAATTTCAAATGCGTAAACCTCATCTCTTAGATATCCTCTAAGATTGGTAGCATTTAATTCATTTGCATAGTTTTCTGTATCAGGAATTTTATATGTTTCCCATAATAAATCAATTTGAGAAGCTATAGATTGATAATTAATTCTATCTATAGACGTAAGTCCATCCCATACTAATACATCTTGAACAGCTGTTAAATCTTCTGCTATTTCATAATAAGGAAACTTTTCAAAAATATCATTAATAGATAAACGTATATCATCAACTATTTGTCCAGTGTAAGTTATTCTATTATTAACCTCTTCAATAAAATATGTTCCTACTAATTCAACAGCAGATATATTATTTATTGTTTTAATAACAGCTAAATTAAAATATTGAAACTGTCCTGTAACATCTAAATTATTTACATCAATTATAATAGATTTTCCTACTTGATAATTAAAGTTAACTGTAGTTAAAGCTATATCAGCTATAGGAGTAGGGTTGGTTACAGAATAATAAGATGTGTACGGATTACCAGAAGGATCTGAGTATTGAATAGCAAATTGATAAGTTCCTGCTGTTAAATCTCCTCCTGTTGTTATATCAACTACATTTAACGATGGAATATTAAAATTAGGTTGTAATTTTAGTTGATTACAATCTAATTCGTCTGTATAAGTAGGATTACAAAGATCTGATGCTGGAGTTAATAAATAAGGAATATTTTCAATATCTAAATATCTTCTAGGATTGAATCCATCTGTCCAATATATTTCTGTTGTGCAGTTTGTAATCTTATGTACAGCTTTGTGTATAGGATGATTTATATTAAAATTAAGACATGATGCATTAATTAGTTTTTTATATTGACAATCATTATTGTCCATATATCCTATCTCAGAATCTCCTGTAGTAGGATTAGCCAAGAAAAATATATGTTTATTTTTTTCATTAATAAAATAGTTACCAATTAAAGCATATCCTGAAGGAAACTGTAAACAAAATTCATTACCTTGTTCATTTTGGTAATTAACAGAACTTGCATCAAAGTTTTCTAATGCAGCATTTAAAGCATAGGTTAATGTACCAGGTTTAATCTGATTCAATGTTTGGTCCATGTTTAAACCAACATTCCCAAATCCTATTTGCGGTTTAATGTTACCTTGTTGTTGTTCTTCTGCCATAATGATTAATTGTTACGTCTTCTTCCATAACGATTAGTTCTGTTAGGAAGTTCATACATATTAAATCTATTTAAATCATTTTTAACTCTTCTTTGTTTCTCCCAAGGAGTTTGTTTCTTCATTTCAATTTCAGCCATGATGTATGATTCTTCATAAGCTTGTTTATGATACATCATCTTTTGTTGAAGCTGGTTAAAAGTTTCGTCATTAGTTTGGTTTGTAAGCATTTCAAATACTTTAAATTTAATAAATGCTTCTACATACTCTCTAATACGATAATTATCAGGAATCAATTGATTTCCAATCTCATCATATTCTGTAGCATAAAATATTAAATGTACTGTTCCATTTCTAAAATTAGTAACAAATTTATTATCTCTAATATCAAAACTATCATGACTAGCAGAACCAGGAGTAAATTGTCTAACAGGGAGAGATTCTGCATATGTTTCCCAATTATTTGTATATTCTACACCACAGTTTTGTCTTGCAGATATATTACCAGGTTTAAGTAAATACTGATGAGTAAATGCTCTAGTTACACTATTGTTTGTTTTATATACAGCTTGTACTAACTCTGGCATACATGAAGGACATCCCGTTGTACATTCTAAATTAGTACAAGGAGTTCCATTTGATATTACAGGACTTACTTGTATAGTGGTAGCATTGGCTGCTTGTGAATAAAATGAATTAGCTGACTGATATGGATAACCTGTAACCTCTGTACACATCCAAGCTTCTCTTACAGCATAGAAATTATCAGGAAGTCTTGCTTGAAAGTCTTCTATATATAAGATTTCTTCACTTATAACAAAGGTTGTTCTTCCTAACTTTTTCAAAGCTTTATCAAGATAAGTTGGAAATAACAAATCATCTACTGCTCCAGTATCAAAATAGCTTTTAAGCTCTTCTTTAACTGTTGAATAGACAGGTTCTGGGGATATGAAATTGTATTTATAGTAATAACTCATAATTTATGATTTCCATTGATTGTAAATATGTTGATACTTATCGTTGGTTTTTAAGTAGTGTGATAGAAGTCTTGATGTAAGTCTAGAAGGTTTAAAATACCAAAGATCAGAATGCTTAAACCTTGCTGTTTGTTTAAACCACATCCAACCAAAAAAGAATCCCTCTGTATGATAATTAAAGTTATATATAACCTTTCCTTTTTCTTTGGTCTTTTGCCAATCTATAGGAAGATTTACAAACTCTTTACCATCTATATTATTTTTTAATTTTCTTCTTTTCTTTTTATTAATTGAAAATTCTCCAAAACCAAAAGGAAGTTTTGCTTTTTCACCTGTTTCTAATATATGCTCTTTAAAGGATTCATTATATGTATATAATATATTTCTCCATTCATCATACGTTAGTTTTATAGATGGGTGCTTTTTACAAAAGTTATTGTAACTTTCTTTACTTGAAGATCTCCAATCAATTTTTGTTCTTGGCATTAATTAGTTGGTTTTGAGTTTGGTGCTTGACCATCAATTCCTTCTGAACTTATATCAGTCTTAATATTAAAATAAGTAGATAAAAGTTTTTTAGATGTAAGCTCTAATACTTGTTGTTCTAAATATCCTGGAAGAGCGAATTCTTTATCTAATGGATTTATGCACAATTGTTCGTTTGTGTAATCTGGACTACCACATCCACATTCTGGATACATAATTTCATTATCCACATCTTCTTCAAATAGTGCAACAAATCTAATTGATTTAATCATTGGATTGTTTACATATAGATAGCCATTTGTTATCCAGAAATATTCTTCTTTTTTGATTACAGGAAGTTTTAATAGATTGATATATCTATTTACAGTTATTTCTTTTAACTTTTTTCCTTGTCCTCCTAATGCATTAATAGAATAAACTCCTTGTATTACATATTGATAATTACCTTCTGATATACGTGGAAGTTTAAACTTAGTTCTTGCAATGCTACACTCATCTACATAGTTACAACATTCAGAAATAGGAACTTCCACCATTTCTAAACAAGGAATAGTAGTAAATAATGTATCAGTAGCCCAAAGTTTTCTTAAGTTGGTTTCTCTTTTTATTAATAATAAAGAGTTATTTCTTATCTCACTAGCTATTGCTCTATCTGTTATAAGACTATCTGTAGAAAGTATCTTGTGGACACTTCTAACATCTGATACTAATTTTCTTAATGTTGCCATGTTATTTATATTCTATGTTCAAATTCAGCAACTTTACCAAGATCTACATCATATACTAATGCTAGAGCAGCTCTTACTGAATGTACGAAGTTATTATCTAAGTGCCATCTATCTGTTCCAGACAGACTAGGCATTTGTTGTATTCTCACTCCTTTAACCTCCTTAGCCATGTAATGATGTTTATCTCCTGTATGCACCTCTCTGTATTTAGCTTCACCAAATGATTTACTATACTGAGGGTGTGTTGCAAATAATAATGGAAGATCTTCTATCTTACAATTACCATGATGCCATCCAATAAATGTATTTCCTAATGTTAATCCTTTTACAACACTATGTTCTCTAATAAACTCTACATCCATTGCGTCTTTAAAGAATACATCTAATGCATGTGCTAGGTAGAAAGATTTAGTTCTGTCATGATTTCCTTGTACAAGAATAACTATTACCTCTTCACAATTTTGTCTTAACATATTAATTGTGTCTACAAGAATTTTAAAACCTAATTCATATTCTTCTGAATAATCCATTATAGTGTCCTGTGGGGTACCTTGTGTAGTTTGGTGTTGATAGTTATCAGTGTGAAAGAAATCATTTGATATTGGAAATACTACAGAGTTTATATCATAATTAGATTTCACTTTACAGATCAAAGATTGAGCCACATTGAAATATCTTAAAGCTCTTTGTTTTGGACTATTATCACCATCTACAGTTCTTTTAGCTAAGTGATAATCAGATAGAGATAGTTCTACATTTACAAAATCTTTAATTGTAGCAAATTCTGGTTTTGTAATTTGTATATTGTTTGGTGTGTAGTTTTCTAAAAACTTAGCAAAGTCTTCAGGAGAGTAATCTTGCGGTTGTTTTCTTTTAGAAAAGACTGAGGAAGTGAACTTCCCACTTGGTAACATTTTAGACCAGTAGTTTGTAATTACATACTTATCTAGATTTATCTTATGTAGCTTAGCTAGTTCAAGATCATCTTTAGGATCAAAATCAGATACAATTGTACTTTCTACTGTACCCTTTTCAACATTTACCTTTCTTTCTTCTGTATAATTTTTTACAACATCTATAGATTCATTGTCTTTTTCTCTTAGTTCTTTAAGAAGTTCATTCACTTCAAATTCACTTATTCCTAGTTTTTCAGCATAAAATTTTTTACTTCTTTTTTGCCTAAGTAACTCTTCTAATTTGTATAACAAGCTTTGATTTTCAGACATATTTATGGATGTTAGTTAAAAAATATTGTAAAGATAAATAATAGTTTTTATATATTCCAAATAATTTTAATTAGAGCTGTAATTATTTATAATTAAATTAGTTATAAAACAAAAACTTCCCTAAAAACTTAGGGAAGAAACTTTGTAAAACCAACAAAACAAAGTTTTTTATAAAAGTATACCTGTAGTAGTAGTAGTTGTAGTTTTTTCTAATATTATATCAATATAATTAGTACATAATCCTGTTGATAATACTCTTATTGTTGCTGTAGAATCAGGAACTAGAGCAGAAGAATATCCTGCTAATAATGATGCTTTAGAAACTCCTGTTTCAAATGCTGAAACATATCCATCTATATTTGAATACAAATTAAATGGACCTGCATCACTTCCTACTGTTGTTAATGTTATTAATACTGTCATTTTCTTTTATTTTAAAGACATCCTGCTGTCCCCTTATTTTGTATATATATAATACTATCTTGTGGAGTAATATTATTTATTTTTCTTCCGCAAACAAATGATGTTCCAAAAGTAGCAACATGTGTTTGTGTAACACCATCACAGTCAATGTAACTGATTTCTGGAGTAGTACCTATTTCATTATTTTCAAATTGATATTCGTTACAAGTATCTAAATCTGGACATCCACTTGCTGTACAAATAGCACAGCTTATTATAGCTCCTGGAGCCCATAATGCTACTACTGTAGGAGATCCTATAATAGAAGTACCAACTGTCCAACAAAATCCTTCTGAAGTTTTTATAACTTCTCCTGGAATAAATTCTCCTACAGGTATTAGAGCATTTGCTGTTACAGGTTGCCCAGGACAGTTAGTACATCTAATTAACTGAGTTACTTCAAAAAATGGATTAATTGTTGTAGTGGTAGTAGTTGTAGAACTAGAACTGGTGGTGGTTGTAGAACTAGAGGTACTTGTAGTAGTTGTAGTAGGATTACATTTATTAAAATCTGTTGTTGCTATAATACCATTTAATATTAAACTAGCACTTTGAATACAAGGAGTAATAAATGTATCTCCAATACCAACTAAAGTTCCTCCTGTAGGAGTAGCTTCACAAGTTAATGCAACCCAACTAGCATTATTAATAACAGCTTCTAATTCATATATGTAACAATTAACATTTGTAGTAGTGGTTGTTGTAGTTGGGGGAATTGTTGTTGTAGTTGTAGTTGTTGTAGGACAACATATATTAAGTTGAGTGTTAATATCAATTATATTTTCTGAAATAATCATTAAGTCCTCAGTAATATTTGTTACTTCTTCTACAAGAATATTAACATTATTTGTTACATTACATATAATAGTATCAAACTTTGTAAGAATATCATTCAATCCATCACATTGTTTTACATCAGTACAAGGAAGCGGAGTGCTATCATATGAGATGACACTCGTTCCTTTTATTGTTGTATTATTTATTTGAGGACAATTTTCCATGTTTTATACTGTTGTAGTAGTTGTTGTAGTAAGACAAGGTAATGTTGCAATAATACTAGCATTAAATAATATTACTGAAGAAGGAATAATACAAGGAGTTTCAACACTACTACCATCGTTTATAGGACCTCCTACAATATTGCCTTCACAATCTAAAGCTGTATAAACTGCAGCTTTATCAATACTATCTATTTTTAATACTTGACATAGTTCTTGTATTGTAGTAGTGGTAGTTGTTGTAACATTGCAGCATACATCTAATGTATCATTAATATTAATTATATTACTATTAATGTTAATTATTTGATTACTAATATTATTAACTTGAGTATTTAATGTATTAATTTGTGATAATAAATTACATATAATCTCATCAATTTTTTGTAACACTACATTAAGTGTATCGCAAGGTTCAGCAGTTATACATGGTAACTCAGGACCATTATAAATAACGTTACTAGATAAGGTTATATTTGTACCACATTGGTTACTATTATTAGTAGAACCACAATGATTATTTATAGCTACATCTGTACAACAAGGATTTACTGGTAAATATGGATATGACATTTTAATAATTAATTAAGGTATGTAAATAATGTAATAAGTTGCTAATACAGGTTGAATATTACTATGAGGTAAATTTCCTCCTGTTGGTTTATTTTCTATAGTAACATCTACAGTAATACCTGTTTCAGCAGGTTGAATAGAAACTGGAGCAGCTTGCCATGGATTAGTACCTCCATCAAATGTTCCAGGAAATACAGCAGGTCCTGGATATGGTCCTATAGAAGTTCCTGTATGAGTATGTTCAGGGTCATTAATTTCTGTTGTTACAATATTAGGATGTATATGAGAAGGAATTTGTTGTTCAGTTAATGTAATTTGATTTGCGCCATACATTGTGTCTCCTAATGCATAATTAGGGTTTCCAATGCTAACACTAGGGTTTACAGCATTTCCTAATGTAGGACCAGGAACACCATTAATTGCACCTACTATAACTCTACCTCTTAAATCAGGAACACCTGGATTAGCTCCATTACATAAATAAATTTTTAACCAATCTCCTGTACCAGCTCCTGTTCCATCAAAATTACTTAATGGGCCAAAATAAGGAAGAATTGAATAAGGAACCATTTTATTACTAATTAGATTATTAGGGGGACTATTTAAATATGATTGAATTAATGTGTTTAATTCACTAAGTTCTACATATGTATTAGGAAGGTCAATTAATAAATCTTCAAAATCACTTTTTAATGTGCAAAGTGTGTTAATTACAGCTTGCACAATAGCATGTGTATCTGAAGATGCTGTAACGCCTGTTAAACATCCAATTGTATAATCAGCATTCAATGTAGCAAGCGTAGCATTAATAGCATTCACTTGTAATTGAAGATTGCAAGCAGCTTGTACAAGAGCTTTTGATACATCTACAATAGAAAGATCTTTACATGTTGGAAGATATTGTTTCACAAGATCACATACCACTACAGGTGCAAGATCTATTTTCACTCCTGTACCATCTAATGTAGATGTAAGGAATGTGATTAAAGCTTGTTCTACAAATGATAATGAATCACCAGTTTTTATTCCTAGGACAGGAACATCTATTCCTGTATATTTTACACATTTGTCAGAGACAATCTCTGTACATCCATTGTAACAATTTGAGCAAGTTGACATATTATTTTATTTTATATTGTTGTTGTAGTTGTTGTGGTTGTTGAACTGCTACTAGTTGACGTACTACTAGAACTAGTAGTGGTAGTGGTTGGTACTATAGTGGTACTAGTACTGGTTGTAGTACTGGTTGAGCTAGTACTGGTAGTGGTAGTAGGATTTGGTACAATAGTTATATCACAACGTTCCTCTATACAAGGTTCTGGTGTGTTACATCTACTTACACAACCTGCAGTAAGTCTTATCACTCTACTAGCAATCATATTTACTGAATATCTATGAGCATAATTAGGGTTAATATATTTGTATTGTAATATTCTTTTATACCCTATTAATTGAAGTATATCATTAGCAGGTATAGACTTATTTAACATATATGAAATATTGTTATACAAGTTGTTACCAAGTTCTGCTAACTTGCAATCTATTTTTTTAAGTAAAGAAGGAATGTTTGCACATTCGGGACAATTAGTTAATCTTGGGGATAACATAATATTATTTTTTTGGTTTACTTGCACAATGTGCACATAATCCATTAGTTAATTGACATCCACACCCTACATTAGCTCCACAAGCTGAACACTGTGCCATAATTAATAAAAGTTTATTTGGTAGTTGTTACCAGAACAACCACAGTTAGATTTTAGAAAACTATTCAACATATTATCTGCTTGAACATATAATGTGTTTGATTCATACTCTGCGCAATTATTAGCAGCTGCAATAGCTCCTTGAATAAAAAAGTTGATCGTGTTTAATTGTACACTAGATTGTGTTTTTAAAGCTCTATCACACTCCATCATATTTAATCTAAGAAAAGCATCATCGAACTTCTCTTGAAGTTTATCAACACGTAATATTGTTTTTTCTACATAATTTGCATATGCAGGAGCAATAGAATATCTTAATCTATAAACACCATCAGGAAGAGGGTGATTACAATTTTCTTCTGATATACCTAAAATAGATGATGTAAACACATTAAGTTGGTTAGGAACAAAAGGTAATATTTTGGTTCCAAATCCTGGTATATCAATCTCAATAGATGGTGCAGAAACCACTGGTGGATTAGTAGGATATACAGATGCATCTGCAACACCAAGTGTTAGTACATTATAAGTAGGAACTACTAAAACATCTAATTGTAAGTTTGCCATGTTTGTTTTAAATAAATATGCCAGAGGAATATGAGATCTCCTCTTTCCCCTGGCATAGGTTACTATTAATTTTACTCTTCTTTATTCTTAAGGAATATTTGTAGAAGTAGTAGTTGTTGTTGATGGAGCAACAGTAGAAGAAGTAGTAGTTGTTGTAATACAAGGGATACCTTGATCTACTACAGCACCTAAAGCACCTACTAAAATTGTTTCAAACGCAGAAGTTAAATTACCACCTCCTTGTGGGATAGCAAGTATCACTGTAGAATCTTGTTCAATATAATCACCCCATTGGTATGCAGATCTATCATATTCGTTAAATCTGATATAGAATGTATTATAAGTTTGACCATTAGATACATAAGACTCAAAGTTCTCGTTATATCCAACCATTCTGTATAAGTGTTTCAAATAACCTGCTTGGTAGCTGTAGAAGTTTTTCTCTAATTGAATAATTTCTGCAGATGTTCCAGTAGGATAAGAAGCACGTTGAGTGATAATTGGTTGAGCAACTAAATTACAAGCATCTGCAACAATAAAGTCAGCAGTAGTAGCTGGTCCAGAATATACAAATGTTCTAAAAGACATTCTATCATATTCAAATGGGAACGCAGCAACATCACAAGGTTGTCCATATTGAGTTAATGGTTTTCCTGTAATACGTAAGATTGTACCTCCTACATTTTCAAATGTAAAGAATGTATTAAAGCTAATGTTGTCAGGATTGATACCAGGAGCTTGTTGAGTTAATTTAGCAATCAATAAGTTGATGATAGTGTTATCACTTACATCGTCACATGGATTTTCATCACAACCACAACAAGGTGCTTGAATAGTTACTGAACGAGTGAAACCATTAAAATACAAAGTATCAATGTAAGAAGAGTGAGCACGTAACGTTAATGTAATACTTTCTCCACATTGTACAGTGAAATTAGTTACATCAGTGATTTGGTTAGCAGCAGTTGGACATCCTGTTACTTTGTACCATTCTGTTACATTAGAATTTTTTGTTGCAATTGTTTGAGCATTTCCTGTCAATGCTGTTGTAGATACACCAATTTTATCAGATCTTTTAGATCCTTGTAAATAAGTGTTATCTCTACCTTGAGCAATGTAAAAATATGGAGCAGCTTTAATAGTTGTACCATCTACTGTTGCATACAAGTTGTTAAAGATTCCCACAGTACCTGCAGACAGGTCTTGTGTTGAGCCAGAGCTAGGGACAGCATCCTGCCCTACTGGAACCACGAATAACGTGGTTAATGAAAAATCAGCCATTTTGTTTATTTATTAAGTTAAAAATTTATTCGTTTGTTTGTATTCTATATGTTGCACTTTGCATAGCACTTTGATTTTCTGTAAACATTGCTAGGTTTTGCACTGTAAGATCTAATAACTCATCTTCTAGATATGTTTCTAATTCACAATTTTGATTAATTGAGGGTGTTCCATCAAATTTAACATACCCTTCTTTATCAATGTAAACTGGATATCTCATGTACATTATTTGTATATTCTTAGGAGTGAATGTTCCATCAGTGAATACACTTATTTCATCTGAAGCAAGAAGATTAAAAGTTTCTTGATATTCAAATGAAGGCTTGTAATGATCATTATTTAATATAAACTGAAGATCACCATGTTTAGCAAGATCTCTATTAATCCATATCTTTCTATCTTTACATCTTCCTTTATCTGCCAATATGTAGCTATCTACATAAAACATATATTTTGGCTCCAATTCATGAACATTTGCAGACCATTGATTTAAATTAGGATCCTTTAACGTTAATGTTAACGGTTGATGATTATAGTCTAATATAAGACTTTGTAAATCTTCATAACGTTTTTTAAAGGAATCTTGTCCTAATTGACTAGCAGTACTAATACCATCAATTTTTTGTTTTATCAACTTTATCTGAGCTTCGTTAAGAGCTAAGATTTTATCTTCTAGTTGTATCTGTTGATGATCATTAGTTGATAGCTTATTCAATCTTTGATCAATTTTGTATAATAAACTATCTACTGGTATCATATTTTATATTTTTAAAAACTAGCTACTTAAATAGCAGCTAGTTTTTTAGTTTTTAATTTTCCTTCTAATACTAATAACTCATCTTGGTTATCATCATTAGCTAAGAATTTTACTAAATCTTCTTCATCTTTAGCTACTTCAAATTCACCTTCATAAACTTTACCGTTAGGTTTAACTCTATAAATAGAATGTGTTATAGCTTGTTTTACTAAATCTTTAATATGGAGTAAATTTTCTTTCATGTCAGCAAATCTGTTAAAAACTTCAACTGGATTCAATCCTGAATATTTACCATTTTTGAATTCAGTTTGTTTTAATACATTATCTACTAAGTTGTACACCACTTCTTCTTTTGTTTCTTCTGTAACTGGAAGTCCTAAAAGTCTTGCAACTTTTTTCTTCTTCTCTGGTGTCATAGAATCAAAATTAACAATTGCTTTATTAATTAATTGTTTTTTCTTGTAGATTACAGCATTTTCTATTTCATCATCAACAACGTAAAATTGTGTTTCTGCTGGATATTCTCCTCTTTCCCAAGCTTGATGACTTGATGCAATAGTAGGATGTACTCTCAACCATGAAAAGGCTATCTCTTGAAAAGCATTTGATAAATCAAAATAGTTATCACCATCCATTAATTTAACTGCTTGTACGTGAGTTTGATCATCTGGAGATAATGATAATCCATAGTTCCAGAATTTAGAACGTGGTCCAAGATCAATATCACCAATTTCATTCTCAAGTTTTTTTCTAAGAGCAGTTACTCTTTCGATCTCAAGTTGTCTTTCAGTATCATCTTTGATTCTTCTAATGTAAGCAGCATCTGGATCAAGTCCTGTTCTATACTTACCATCTAATTCTTTATAAGGATATTTAAAAACTCCTGTACCAGGAATTCTTGTCATACCTTTTTGTGCTAGTCCACTATCCATAGTTTGTAATTGTGAACTATTGTACTCACGTTTTATCGTAGAGATTTTGCCTGTCTTACCCATATGTAGTTAATTTAATAATTTGGTTTATTTTAGTAGAGTGGTCCCATCGAAGGAACCTGATCATGGATGCTATCCATATCAAACACTCTGGTTTGAGAATCATCCCCTCTAGGAGGGAGAGGAGGTGAGGGGACTTTTCTCGGATAAAAGAGTTACTCTGGTACGCCTACAACTTGATATAAGTGATTATTCTTCTTGGCGTAGTAACTACTGTTATTATTAGAATTGTGGGATTTCCTCGATCAACACAGTTCTAGAAAGATCTTCAATAAATACATCACATCTGTCTTTCATCCAGATTTCGTATCCTGGGAATTTGTTAGCAGAACTCATACCTTGAGACTTAGCAAAACCTAAGTGGTGACGAGTACCATCAATATAACCCCATGTCATAGAAGGAGCACCTTTCATACGTACTTCTCTAATGTTATTCACCATACTACCATCAGACATTGGAGAAACATCAAACACCATAAATACTGGAGTAGATTTTTTGTTTTGTCCAAACTCTAAGTTAGTTTGTGGTAAATCTAATTCTTTTAAGTGGATCAATTCAACTCTACCAGTCTCACGAGTTACCATTGCATCAAATGCAAAGTTGTAAGTGATATGTTGTCCTTCTCCTTGCATGTATCTGTTTCCAGAATCAGCCATGAAAGTAAGACCAGAATTTAATGCATCTGTTTTAAGAGCTTGTTGGAATACATCGAATCCAGCCTCATTAGTATACATTTTAACACTTCTGTCTTTAACATCCACTCTTCTGTAGAACAAGTCTCCAAATACAGAACGGATTAAGTTAGCAGAAAATTCACCTCTGTTGTATTGTACTAAGTTACCATTGTTACGCATTCTGTGGTATACACCAGCAGATGTACGTTTCAATTCTTGTTTAGAACCATTAGTTTTAACTGTTCCAGGCTTAGCCCAAATCATACGTTTAACTTTCAATTCTAACATAGACTTACGCATCCAGAATTCAATAAACGGTTCCCATTTAACATCATTACGAGTTAAAGGTAATTGATTACGTCTTTGTGGAGCATATACTAAAATGTCTAATGCTTTACCAGAAGCATCTCTCATCATTTTATCATCAGCCCATTCAGTGATTTTGTGCTCATATCCATATGCAGAACCTAAAGATTCGAACATAGTAATTTGTTCACCTAATCTTGGTAATCCTAATAAGTCTTGATCAAACTCACCAATAGCAGCATCAACTAATTCTAGTTCAACACCATATTGTAAAAATGTAGGGTTTACAAAGTCAACCGTTGGATTATCAGTTACTAATGTAAATGAATACAAAAATCCCATGTTCCATGGTTGTGGATCTTTTATTACATAAAATCTAGGACCGTACTGACGAGTTCCTACAGATACAATTGCATTTTTAGAAAATTCATTAGTATCTAATACTAAAGTAAATTCTTGACCGTCGATACCTGTTTTACCAGATGCAATTAAATCTTGCGTAGTTGCAGGAATGTCAATAATTTTTGGGAATTTGTAAGGAACTGCTACTTGCCATTTCCACGCATCACTATTATTATCAATGTAATAAGGTGTGCTTTTGTTAATCATGTCCAAGAAGTCGTTACTGTACAATGAGCTTTGTGTATACAGACTGATGATTTTTTTATCATAGTCAGCAGGCTCAGTAGAGTGAAAAGACTCTAAGTGGTTTGAGTCAGTAAGTTTTCCTACTGCACGTTTGTCCATAGAGGCAACACGAGCGTAAGTAAAACCAGTTAACCCAGGGATAGTTTGAACTGCCATTGTTTATTCGTTTTTGTTAATTATTAATTTATTTTTTGTTATTGAAACCATGAATTAGTGTTAGTACCACCAGTAGAAGATGATCCACTTGTTTTAGCTTTAGTTACTTGTCTTGCAACTTCTCCAAACAGTTCATTAGATTTTTTTGTAACACCTGTTTTTTGTATAGTTGATAATGTAGGATCTTTTTCTAACATTTTCATAATAAGACCTAGTTTAACTTTCATAGCGTGATTTTCAGGTCTTTTCATATCCAAAATAGCACGATCAAAGTCTGTAAGAGTTTCTCCTGTAGGAGTTTTCCATTTGTCAACTAGTAAAAAATCTTGAAGTTCCCCTGCTAATTTTGGGTTGATAGGAATACCATCAAACTCTTTTGATTTAACCTTTTCTTGTAAAATGGTTTGTACATTACTTATGTATTGATTTCTGATTTGAGCTTTTTGTTGTAACTCAGATGCAGATTTATTTTCTAACTCTTGTAATTTAGATGCTTCTTTTTTAACTAATACTTTGTGATGTTTAGCAGCTACACTTTCAAGATCTCCATAATTTTTAAGTCTTTCAATTTCTGTTTCTACATCTTCAGGATCAAAACCTTGATCTGTTAAAGTTTGTTTCATTATCTTCACCTGATTGTTCTCATCATTAAGATCCATTTCAGCAAAGTTAACTACTTGATTATAAACACTAAAGTAATCTTTTGGATTAACTCCTTTTACAAATATGGCATCAAAAGCTTCTTGGTAATCTTCTCCAAATTGTCCTATAAAGTTTTCTACAATTTCTGATGCTCCTTTTTTCTTTTCAGCATTAAATCTTTCTAAAAATTCTTCTGCAGTGTTTACTGGTTCGTGATTTTCATCATCAGATGTAAACACTCCTAATTTATAAAGATCATTTGCAAGAGCAGTGAATTGTGTTCCTTCTGGAGCACTATCATCATCAGTGTCATCTGTAGGTTTAGGTTTAGGAGTTGCAGCTGGTGCAGCATCGTCATCATCATCAGAATCACTTAAGAAATCAGCAATCATTGATTGTCCTTCTTGTTTTTCTTCATCTGTTTTACCATCAACACTTATAGGTGGAATAATATCTTTACCTTTTTTAACTGCTGGAGCTTCTGGAGCTGCAGGAGCATCTGCGTCTTTAATAATAGGTGTAACATCATTTGGATTTGAAGATGCTGTTTCAGGTTCAAATAACCCTTGAAGTAATTCTTGGTTACCCATACCCATTTCCATAGTATCTTGAATACTAAAGTTACCCATAGTTTCTAAATTATCAGCCATATGTAGTTGTATTTATGTTTGGTTTATTTGTGTAAATGTATATTAAAGGTTTGTAATATCAAAGAGTTATTAACTAATGTGATTCACTTTTTTTGATAATATAGCATTAATATTTTTTTCTCCTCCGAAGAGGAGAAGTTTTTTAACCTTTTTTGTTATTACGTCCTTTAGCATTTTCTTTTGCGACAGCAAGATCGTTTACCATATTCTCTCTAGCCACTTGTAATTTTTCTTTCTCTATGGACATTTTATCAGATGCTTGTTTATTTTTAGATTGAATGTCAGCCATTTTTAATCCATAATCTTTTGTAGCTTTGTTTTCAGCTTGTGCAAGTTTACTCATTTCCAATACATCTGGAATAGTGTTATTGTTAACATCTTCACTTTCAACATTACCAAATCCTGTTGCTTGTATAATAGCAATTTTTTCTTTAGATAATCTATCAAGTTCTCTTTGATAATCATCATGAGCTTGATCAGCTTGTTTCATCTGAATAGCTTGTTGCATCTGAGCTTGGGCTTGTTCTTGTTGTTGTTGTAGTTTTTGTTGTTCAAGTTGTTGAGCTTGATCTTGTTGAGCAATTTGTCTATCTCTAAGATCTTTGAATGTTTTCTTCATCTCTCTCATAGACTTGGTAGTGTATAATTCTACTACATCATAAAGTGTGCCACCATTTTGAATAAGAGCTTGAGAAAGTTGTCTAAGTTCATTAAACATTTGTGTGTCTTCAGGTCTGTTAGTTAAGAACACTTTTAAGTCACGAAATTTAAGATCTGATCCATTTACTTGTACAAATGCAGATTCTCCTTCAGAATTAATATATGAAAGAGTAGACTGAGGTTTACTACTCTCTACATATAATGCAGCATCAATAATAGCTTGATATAATTGTCCCATTACATACTCGTGTGCTATAAATAATGGTTCTGTTTGCGAATAAGATTGTTGTACTGCTGTATTTACACCTGTAGCACTTTCTGATGCAGATACAGATCCCATACGTTGTTTAGACATACCCACTAATTCCCAACACTCAGCTTTAAGTTGTTGTGCTAATGTGTATCTAGATTGAATTTCTTGTGTACGTGTAAGATCAAGAGCTGTAAATTGATTAAATGAACTAGGAGCTTTTAAATTCTCTGGACTATCATCAATGAATACCACTCCTCTGTTACGTGCTTCCATTTCCCATATGTCAAGAGCATCTTGTGCATCTCCATCTTTAGGAATAGGAATATGACGTAATGACATTAACTGAACCTTACCCACTTCTTTTTCAAGGAGTTTATATAATTGAT